CTCAATGCGTCTAGTACGTGACTATAACATCCAAACTTCGGACTTCCCAGTTCGCTTTGACGTACTTTACGGTACTAAAGTGATCCGTCCTGAGTACGGCGCAGTTGTAGTAAAGAACTATTAATCGATCAGTCTAGGGCTTTCTAAGCCCTAGACATTTCTAAAAGGAGACAAGATGTCTAAAGAAACACACTTAGCCAAAAACCGTCCTGAGGTTGTTGAGCAATTGAAGAAGAAAATGGCAGCCGTTGAGAAAGCCAACAAAGAAGACAAGAAGAAATAGAATAAGGGGGAATTTCCCCTTATTCTTCTTTTACTTACGCCCTTAAATAAGGAATAGCAATGAAAACTGCTAGAGATCTAATCCAACAAGCCGCTAAGAAAGCGGGCGTTATTGAAGCCATCGAGGCTCTAGAATCTCTAGAAGCGAGCGATGCCTTACAAACCGTTTCCACTCCCACTCTAGAGCCAGGCAAGATCAAGATCGGTCCTGCGACAGAAGGCTCTGTCGATGTAGACGCAGCGAGACCCAATCGAGTGATCTCTGTTGCGATCAACAAGGACGGCAGATATTTCCCTCTAGACTACGTAGCGCCTAATGACGTGGCGACCTCCAATTTTAGGAACGCCTCTGCTATGACAGGCGGCATTCCGATCTATTATACAGTGCATACGACATACCCAATCGCAGAGATAGAGATTTTCCCTGCTACGGATGCTTTTCCGTTTTTCATAACATCTCAGAATGTCGTGAGCGCCAAGACTTTAAATGACACGATCAGCCTCCCTGCCGGATACTATCCAGCTCTAGTGGCTGAGTTAGCCGTCATACTTGCTGCTGACTACGGGAACACGGAAATGATCCCGCAGTTAGAGAAGACAGCCAAAGAGAGGCTCGCTCGTGTGAAGCGATTGAATAATCGTTCGAGAAGAATGTCTCACGATGGCACTCCACGTGGCTCAGGCTATTGGGACATCACTACTGACGTATATATTTAGGAGCAGAAATGGCCAGAGTTCTTGTCCAAGACTGGATCGCCCAAACCTATCAAGCTCGGAGCCCAAACTCTTCGAGCCGTAGGACGTTAAACTGTTATCCACAAAGCACAGAAGGCGAAGGTAAATTCCCTACTGAGCTGATCGGCACGCCAGGCACAACCACTTTCACTAAACGTGAAATGGACCCCGTGACGATCCTGGCGATTCAAGGTAGTGGAGCAACCCCCAACGTGGTGACAGTCACCACAACTGAGGATAATAACTTCATTCCCGGCTCTGTGATAAACATTGAAGGCACGTCAGACTATGACGAGCTTGAAGTCGTGGTGATAGAAGTTATCACTGCTGCTCAATTCACCTATCAGACATTTAACAACACCTCGTCAGTCGCTAACTTAGGCGGCGAAGTCGTCGCTACAGGCGAATCTCCGATCTCAGTAGTTTCTGAGAATGCGAGCTGTCGAGGCTTATACACCACCTCCACCGGACGAGTCTTTACTTGTTTTGAGGGAGAGGTTCTAGAGATCTTAGAAGACGGCACTTGGCTCCAAGTGACGAGCATTGGACTAGAAACCTCCGAGGTTTCATTCACAGACGATGGCAGACATCTCGTATTCTGCGATGGATTGACGCTTTGGACTGTGAACCTAGCGGACGGAACCGTCCTCACCCCAACACTCCCGTTCACCAAGCCCACTAAGGTGTTATTCTCTAATAGCCGAATCGTGTGCATCAACAACGGAACCGAACCGGTTCCAGATGATGACGTGAACACTAAGAACAGATTTTACTTCACAGAGCTACTCGATGCAAACGATTGGCCTGTACTTAACTACGCCTCTGCTGAATCCTCAGCAGATCCCATTATCGGAGCAGAAGTCCGAGAAGGGGAGATTTGGTTCTTCGGGCCAAGATCTTATGAGGTGTGGAGAGCTGACGCGAACCCTGATCTCCCATTCGCCAAGATTGGCGGGTCTAGTACAGAGATTGGCTGCGGCGCAGCAGATTCCATTTCCTCCATCTCCGGTCAAGTATTTTGGCTAGGGAGCTCAACAGCAGGGCAGAATGTAGTCTTCATGTCAAACGGCTATAATGCTCAGAGAGTCTCCACTCATGCGATTGAGTATGCCTTGAATAGTATTGGCGGTTTGACATCCGACGCGAGAGGCTTCTCGTATCAGCAAGAAGGACACACCTTCTACGTGCTGACTCTGATTACAGGCAATAGATCTTTTGTGTACGACCTCACAAGTCAGCAATGGCATGAGCGTTCGAGCCGAGATCAAGCGATTAACCAAGAGAACTTCTGGGAAGTTCTCTACACGACATTTGCATTCTCTCGCGTCCTTTGTGGCGGCTTGAAGAATGCGAGACTACTTGAGCTAGACCTAGACAAGTACACTGAGTGGGACGGACGACCTATCGTCCGACTTCAACGTGGACCGATTACATTTCAAAACCTCTCGCAGTTATTCCATACGCGCTTCACCGTGGATATGGAAACCGGCGTAGGCCGCCAAAGAGGTGAGCCGTATCTCTCAGGAGTTCAAACAGGTGAAGCTGTGAATCCTGAGCTGATGATGCGCTACTCAGATGACGGCGGACATACATGGTCAAGCCAACGCAAAACATCTGTGGGCAAGGTCGGACAATATCTCGCACGGGCAGCCTTCCGTAGACTCGGAAGATCTAGAGAACGTGTGTATGAGATTTCCATGTCTGCTCCTGTGAAATGGCATATCCTCGGCGCACGAATTAGTGCTAAAGCGGGGATGCAGCCATGAGTTTACTTGGACCGGCCCCGATCATGAAGCCCCTCGCTGATGAGCGAGGATGGGTTCAGTGGTTTTCCGAGATCGGAAACTCCCTCGCAGGGCGCTGGGGGCAAGAGAAACGTCAGCTAGAAAAAGTAAATATTGATCCCCAACCAGACGTAGAATACCTAAATTATAAAGGGCGGGAATTAAGTTTCCTGTTTGTTTGGGAATCGCCAATTACGTTCAGTGGGAGTCAGATATTACTCAACGCACTACCAGGACAAGCGGACCTCACGATGAGGCCAGGAATGTTAGAGGTGTGGGACGACTCAACCCTAGTTGGTGGAGCGTACTGCAACGAAAGAACGATAGAATTACCAAACTTGAACTCGAATGGTCGGATTATTGTGCAGGGTTCAGTTATGACTAAGACAACCGACCCAAGGAGGAATGTATGATTGGTGGACTCATTGATTACGCGATGGACCCTACAGGCATGAATGCCTATCGCCGAGGACTTCAACAGCAAGAAGCTGCTCAACGAGCAGAGCTAGAAGCAGCACGAGGTCGTGCGGCTGGGATCGGCAAAGAATTTACAGACACAGGCGAGTTTGTCGCCAATACGTACGCCCCTTATGCGAACCTCGCATCATTGGGCGCTCAAGGAATGTCTCAGGACTATTCCGTGACTCCAAACGCTTATCAATTTCAAGGTCAAGTATCTGATTACTTAGACCCTTCTATTGCTTATCAGCAAGATCAGGCGAGAAGACAGCTTGAATCCTCAGCCGCGGCTAGAGGAAATCTGATGAGTGGTGCAGCTGCGAAGGCTATCGCAGACAGAGCACAATCTCAATCAAGTGGCGCAAGGTCAACAGCAATACACCCAAGCACAGAACGTGGCTCAATTAGGTCTTCAAGGATTGTCCGGACAAGGACAAGCTCTACAACAAGGTGTAATGAACTCAGCCAACGCTCGACTTCCTACCTACACTCAGACGGTTGACCCGGCTGCAGGGCTAGGGAATATACGTGCAGGTGAAATGCGTGGAGGATTCACGCAAGGACTTCTGTCCGGACTAGGAAATCAAGTAGCTCCTGGGCTCGGCGATTTATTTGGCGGAATCGGCCAAAAGTAAGGAATTAGTATGCCTCCATTATCACAACTTATGCAAGGCGGCCCCGGAAATGTATTCGGCGGCTTTGGCCAAGGACTCGGCTCCGGAATCGGAGCTGGTGTAACTAAACAGATCCGCCGTCCATTATTCAATAGACTCGCAGATAAATACGTAAAA